TGCTGGCAGGGCTCGACGCTGGTGCGCTGCAGCGGGTGTATGACGAGCGCCTGCGCATCTCGTCGGGTGGCGAGGCGATGCTCAAGGCCGTGCAGGCGGCCGGCCTCAAGACGCTGCTGGTGTCGGGCGGGTTCACGTTCTTTACCGAGCGCCTCGGCGCGCGCCTGGGGCTCGACTATACGCACGCGAACGTGCTCGAGATTGCGGATGGCAAGCTGACCGGCCGCGTCGTCGGCGGGATCGTCGATGCGGAAGAAAAGAAACGCACCGTCGAACGCGTGTGCACTGAACTGGGCATTTCGCCGTCGCAGGCAGTTGTCATGGGAGACGGCGCCAACGACCTCAGCATGATGGGCATTGCCGGGCTGTCAGTGGCGTTTCGCGCCAAGCCGGTCGTGCGCGCGCAGGCCGATGTGGCGTTGAATTTTTCCGGCCTGGACGGGTTGCTGACGATTCTGGCCTGATGCGCAGTTAGGCATGTGTACCGGTAATTTTGCGCGCTGTAACAGCGTGGAAGAACGCCGGCCCTGTTCAACTCCGCATTTCCCCTATGAGAGCGCGATCCCCCACCAAGAGTTACAGAAATTCGTAGAAAATATTCATAATTTACGCGACCGATATAATCTTCCATTCGCCGCGTAGATCATCGTATTTCTCGGTCATTTCCGCGCTCTTGTGGCCCAGTATCTGCTGTGCAAACGCGGCGCCGAACTCATCCCGGTACAGCCGCTCGGCCAAGCTGCGGATCTCGTGGAAGGTGATCGGCGTGCGCCCTTCCTGCGCGACGATCCCGGCCGCCTGCCGTGCCGTGCTGAACGCATCACCAACGCCGCCGCCGGTAAGCTTGTGGCCGGGCTTCACGTTCGACAGGTGCCTGATGTGGTGCACAAGGTACGGGCTGGCGATAGAGTCACGGCACATCTTCACGACGTCGCCAATCGACATGCCGACCTTGCTCAAGGCAATGCCGCCGTCGAGCGCTAGTCGAACCTTGCCGCCGCTCTTGCCCTGTGCCACGTGCAGCCGGCCATCTTTCCAGTCCGTGAACTTCATCGTCACGATGTCCTCCCGGCGCTGCCCGGTGACCAAGGCCAGATTCATCGCATTGCGCAACCACACCGGCGCCTGTTCGCGCACAGCCAGGAACTGCTCGAGACTCATGCGCTCTCGCGCCACCACCATCTTGTGCGGTCTGGTCGCCGTTACCGGGTTGCGGCCGGCATCAATCAGGCCCTGCGTCTCCGCCCACCGGAAGACGTCGCTCAACTTCGAGCGCATCTGCTTGGCCGACGGTGCACCGCGGGCCACCTTGTAGGCGTCCAGGTACTGCGCGATCATCTGCGTGGACACGTCCGACAGCTTGCGCGCGGCGAACTCGGAATCGGCCAGTCGCCGTAGGTACACATCCGACGCGGCCACCGATGACGGCTTCGGCTCGACCTTCTCCGTCCACAGCACACGGTACACCGGCAGCCATTCGGCCAGCGTGTATTCGGTCTTGCCTGCGACCCAATCGGCCAGCGACGAAGGCTTCATGGTTGCGAGCACTGCATTTGCTGCGCGCGCCTCGGCGAACGCGTGGGCCCGGTCCCGGCCCAGTCCCTTCTGCTGCTTCGTGCTGGGGTTCTTGTAGTAGAAATACCCCGCCGGGTTTTGGTACAGATTCGGCGGGAATCCCTTGTTCTTTGCCAACCGCTTGCGTCCCATCAGTCTCCCACATATCGCGCATCGCGCTTGACCTGCCAATACTTGCCAACCTTCTCGGGCTGCGGCTGGATGCGCCCATCGTGCACCCACCGCAGCAGCGTGTTCTGGTGCGGGATCTTCGAGAACATCATCGCGGCCCACTCCTGGAGCGTGATATACCGCGACTGGATCGTTTGCTTTTGCATCACTTCTCCTTATTGGTGGTGTGTGAGGGTTCGTCTTCGAGTTCATAGTCGTCGAACCACCAGCGGAAAGCCGACAGAAGATCGTGAACTGTCAGCTCGTACACGATGTCGTTCGGGTCCGGCTTGTCGTCCCTCATGCTGTTGTAGTGGCTGCCGATGAAGGCGACCATCTCAGCTGCGTTTGCTGGCAGCTTTGGCTGGCTCGCGCGCTCGGCGCGCAGCACATGGTCGACGATTCCCCGGATCTTGCGCAGGCTCGCCTCGGTGTACGCGCCTGGGCCGCGCCATCCCATGTAGCCGGCGATCTCAGCATCGGTGATTCGGGTATCAGCCATTTGATTCGCTCCCTTCCTGGCCGCCGTCGAGCTGGGCGGCGAGCAGTTCGTCCAACTCGATCGCGCCTTCATGCGTGGCAAAGCCGTCAGCTACTGCCTCTGCTTGCCATTTGTTGGCCAGCGCGCGAACTGCGGCAACAATCGGCGCTTCCGGTGTGCCGGGGGCGCTGGCCGCAGCGACCTTGTCGAGCAGAGCAGCAACGGCGTCGGTCAAGTCCGTTCGGTAATCAGCGCGCTCATCTACCTTCCGGACCCGTTGCAGCATGACGAGCAATTCGTCAGCGTGCCGCTGGGCGGAGGTGAGTGCCGGGAATGCCTTCACTGCGCCGGGTGCTGCGGCTTGCTGGGCGGCGAGCCATCCTTCCGTCATCTCTGCTTCTTTCGACCAAGGCTGGCCGCCAATGATGCGCGGCGCCGGGGTGGCTTGCTGGGGCACGCGACGTGCTGCAGCGATTGCTGCTGCAGCACTTGCGAACCCATGAAGCTCAGCGATCCTGTTCAATTCGTCATATGCGGCCGCCTTTTCGGCAGCATCAGCATCTTTGCCGCTCTCTGCATGCTGGGCGCCACAAAGAGGCGACAAAGTGGCGGCACGTCGCGCTCGCTCTTGCCATGTGGCGTGCGCTGCGTTCTCGGTGATCAGATCATGCGTCGCTTGCTGCCCGCTGCCAGCCCACCATTCGGAAAACTCAGCGTTTTCTTTCTGGCGGCGCGTCAGATCGGCTTGCGGCGCTTCTCCCTCTGGCTGGGCGAGTCCAATTTTTACGGCGTAGTCGAGCAAGTAACCGCGCATTTGATCAGCGGTGAAGCCGTCACGGCATCCCATGTACGAGCCTGCATCGTCGTAGATGTCGATGATCCCGAATGGCTTTGGCAGGTCCGGCAGTTCAGTTGGATTGCTCATTTCGATTCCTTTGCTGGCGATGGGGCGGCGGCGCACGGGCCTTCATGGCCTCCTGCGCGAGTACAATTCCAGCCAGCAGGCGGGACAGCACAGGCGGTCGGCTTGGATGCTTGGCGCAGATCGTCAGCCAGCTCAACCAAAACGCTGTGATACTCACGACCGGCCTCGCCCTTGTGGAAAACAATGCTGCCGGTGTCCCATTCAGTATCTGCGTGGTCCTGCAAATACTGTTCGGCGCGCTTGTCAATGAAGTCAGCAGCAGCCGTCATGTCATCCGGCACCGCTACCTGACCGGCTTGTGCCGCGACCTCAGAACGAGCTTCCCATGCTGCCCACATGCTGTCTTTCATGCCGCCGAACTTGTTGTCAGCGAACCATTTATCGAATGCTCCCCGCTCATCCGTCAGTACAGTGCTTGCACCGAAAGGCTTACGCTCCAATTGCTTGTTGATTTGGCCGATGATTGACCAGAAGCAGGCCATAAGTTGCTCGGTATCGGCAAATTCTGCGGCGTACACTCCACCATGACCAACCAGCTTTCGCAATTCTGAAATTTCCCGCTCTGACACCGGGCTTGCATTCGCCGGGGCAGTGCTTGCACCAGCAGTTGCAGGAGGGGTGGCGGGCTTGTCGATCGTTCCGTAAAGACGCAAGTTGTCGTTCATTTCAAGCGCTTGCTCGATACCTTGATAATGGTCATCGACTTCCGCCTTATTGGCGACCTTACGGGATGCGCGGTCGGCTTCGATGGCTTGGCGCATGTCCTCGACTGTGTAGCAGCTTGTGCCGCTACCAAACTCGTCCACGACATCCATAATCGCGCGCGGGGTCGGCAGTCCGCCTTCTTCTGCCGCCTTATTGGCAGCAGCATCTTCGAACACAAGCGGCTCGGTCGGGCGGTCGCCGTGGCGCTGGCGCCGGGCTGGGTGGTTGGTTTCGTTCATGTCGTCCCTCGTGTAGTTAGAAAAAGCCCAGCAGCTGTTCCATGACGGCGTCCAGATCGTCGCGGCTGTAGTTGGTCAAAATGTGCTTCAGGATCGTGTTGACGATCGCCCCGTAGAGCGCGTCGAACTCGTCCTGGTCCATGCTCCCGAAACTGATCGACTTGGCCACGACGCGAATCTCTTGCTTGAGCGTCATCGTCGTCTCGCCATAGCCGGCCAGCACGGTCACGTCGTTGCGGAACTGATCGAAATTCTTGTGCACGATCTGGCCCTTGTACGTCGCCTCGGTCGGCTCCCAGTTCTCGAAGGCGAAGTTCAGCAGCGCGAACAGCTTTTTGTGGAACTGGTAATTGCGCACGCGCTTCACTTCGGCACGGACTGGTGCGCCCATCTTCAATTTCGCCACGAACTCGGCGGCTTGGGCGTCAGCCGGAGCCAGCGCGCCACCCGGCGTCTTGAGCAGGACGATCGACGTCACTTCCGCCCCCAGGCCGCATCCTTGAGCGCCGCGCGCTGCGCCGACAGCCCTTCGATGTCGCTGACGCACTTCTCGATGCGGGCCAGTGCCTCACGTCCGGTATCGAGCAGCTCACGCACGGCTGCCATGTCCGGCTGATCGTCATTGCTCGGCTGCATGCACCGCAGCACTTGCGACGACACCGCGCTGAACTGGCCGCACAGGATGGCAAGGCGCTTCTTCTCGTCCTCGTGCGCGCCACGGACCGTCGAATACTGGCCGCGTGCGATGAGGGTTTCTTGGTCGATGGTGGTGAGGTCGATCATGCTGTTCGGCGGGTCACCCCGCCGCTCCTGGTCAGATTAGAAAGGGATCGCGTCGAAGTCGGCCGGCAGTTCGGGCATCGAATTACCATGGCTCGCCGCGTGCGTGCCGCCGGCCTTGAGAGGCTTGTCAGCCAGCATCGCCGTGACCTTCGCCAGTTGCTCTGGCTGAGTTTTGCGGCTCAGCACCTCGGATGCCATCAGTTCGGTGTCGGCCTGGAACACGGCGAACAGGCCCATGCGCCAGCCGGTCGTGCCGGTCTTGTGTCCGTCCTTCATCTTTTCGTATTCCTCAGCGCGCAGCAGCAGGCCGATTTTCTTACTCATCAGCTCGGCGAAGCACGGTGCCGGGATAGTCGCCTCGGCGCCGTTATCCCACTTCTTCACCGTCTGCTGACTCACGGTCAGCGAGCGCTGCTGCAAGCACGCCATCATGGCGTTGACCTGGTTCAGGCCCGACAGCGAAGTGCCGTCCTGTTTCTGCGTCCAGATGTCGAACCGGCACTCACGACCATCGTCGGCACGGAACGTGAAGCCGATGCCGTCGGTGCTCTTGGCTTGGCTAATCAGTTTTTCGGCCCGGACGAAAGTGCCGACATACTTGCCAGTCTCCGAGATATAGGCGCCGATCACATCGGCCTTCTTCGCTGCTTCAATGTTGAGGGTGTACATGGTTTTCCTGTGTGGTTGGGAGGTTGTAGTACTCGCAAACTGCCTTGTCGACTGCGAGCAGGTCGTTCTCGATATGGGCATCATCAAACAGGCCCATCGGAGATTTCGTCGTGTCCGAGCCGCTGTTCTGCGTGGCGAACACGTATTGATCGTTGATTTTGAGAGTGCGCAGGACGATCGTGACCAGCCCTTCCAGAACGATCTTTTCGTCCAGCAGCTTGCCGATCGTCTTGATCTTGGTCTTGCCGGCCTCGTCGGTGCTGGTGTGGCTCAGGATGTAGACGCGCTTCTCGTCGGGCAGCGCGCTGGCCTTCATCAGAATGTCCCAGGCGCTGCGGGCAATCTCGTTGTACTTGGCGAAGGCGCCGTTGCCCGTTTCGTTGTCAGTGACGCGGCGCATGAACTCGTTGGCCAGCACGTACTGGAAGTCATCGATCACGATGATCTGTTTGTCGGTCCGGCTTATGGCTGCGACGATGTGCGCGCTGTTGTCGCTCACGAACACGCTGCCGCCCTCGCCCTTGACGACCGGCTTCCAGTTGGCCGAGCGGAACGGCAGCGGCTTCTTGACCGACTGGATCAGCAGCGTGTGTTCCGGATCGAGGTTGCGCAGGCTGGTCGACTTGCCAGTGCCTGATTCCCCGATGATTAAAGTGGCGATGCTCATGGTTTCCTCTGGTGGTTGCGTTGGTTAAAATGGCAGTCGGTTGTCTCGTACGTACTGCTCGTGCTCGCGCTGCTGCTGCTCGGTCATCTTCGGCGCCCAGGTGCCGGCGGGCTTCGACGCTGGCCGCGGCCCGTAGCCGATCGGTGCCTTGCGCAGCCGGACCTCGTAGGCCACCAGCGCGTCGTATGCTTCGGCTTCGAGTTTGTTCATGGTCAGAATCCGTAGAAAAAAGTGCGCACCGCGCGCGTCACCGCCTTGCGCCGCCCGAAGCCTGCGATCAGGCTGAGGCGATACTGCGTTTTGAGGTGCTGGATCATTCTGGTTTCTCCGCGAGGCCGCGCCAGTTGATCCGCTGGAAAAGCGACTTTCCACCTTTCGCGCTTTGGGCCGCATCTTCGCGGTCGGTTCCCCATCGACACCAGTGATGACCATTCCAATACTGAGCGCCGTATGCATGGCGTTGCCCAACATCCTTCACGTCATAAACACCCGGGATCGTCGGCTTCACATCAGGCCCAAACCACTTTGTTAGACGCTTTTTCATCGGATCCCCCGCTGAATATCCTGGCGCCGCTGCATCAGCACGACCTGGCGGAAATTCTCGTCGCGCAGCATTTCGATCGTCTCGATGCGCGCGCCTTCCAGTGCCAGCAGGTTGCCTTCGCTCAGGGCCAACTGGTGATTGATGACCGCCAGGCGCAGCGGCTTCGTCAGATTGCGCACCAGGCGGCGCGCTTTGTGGGTGGCGGCGATCATCAGGCACCTACTGCCGCGAGGGTTGCGTAGGCCGCTTTCACTTTTGCCCATGCATTACTAGATTCCCAGGCATCCGGGCACATTTTTTCGTCGCTCAGATCGCCAAACTTATCGAGCACTTCTGTGACTTCTTTCAGCGCCGCTACCAGCTGGTCATGCGAATTAGCGCGATCAACCAGTTTTTGCCCGATGCTGATAAGGCGCCCGACAGTTTCATCGCCCTTGATCATCACCACCGCCACTGCCTCGCCGTCGAAGTGGATCGGCGCATAGGCGGTGCTTTCGTTGGAATCGTGCGACATGCTCCAGCCCTGCATGTCGAGCGCTTTGCCGTTCTTCGTGAACTCGAATTTCATCCTGCTCTCCTGTTGCGCCGGCGCGGCCGGCTTCGGTTTATGTGTTCAGTGCTGCAGTCTTGCCGTGCTGGTAGATCGTCCAGACCCACGTTCGAGCACCAGCCGATTTCTTGAGCTCTTTACTGGCCCAGCGCTCCAGCTCAGCGCGTTCATCGGCCACTTCGCAGTGAGGGCAATCCAGATAGCCCTCAGGGTCTTTCGACAGACTGCCGGTGTCGTCGCAGCGATCGCAGTTCATGCCATCACCCCTTTGTCGCCCAGGTAGCGGAAGATCCGGTCTTCGATCGACACCTGCCGGTTCGCCGCCGCAACCTTCTTGATCTCGCGCTTGGCCCAGGTGTTCGCCTCGACGGCCAGGTACTGCTCCATCAGGTTGGCGAAGCGCTTGCCGACCACCGCCTGGCGCTCGTTCGGCACCACCGCCAGCAGCTCGCGGAACTGGCTGCCGATCAGCAGGAACTCCAGCAGCTCGTCGGCTACTTCCTTGAGCACATCAGCGTCACGCGCCACCAGTGCCGCCCGGCGCGCCTTCATGCGCTGATCGATCAGCTTGGCCAGCTCGGCTTCGTACAGCTCTTCCTTCGATTCGTTGCGGGCCATGTCAAGCCCCTCGAACGGCAGTCTGTTCGGATTCGATCTGGCGGTGCGTGCGCTCCTTCTCGCGGCACGCCAAGCAGAATCCTTCTGCAGGGTCGCAATGGGTTGGAAGTTCGGCCTCAGCCTTCACCGGCGCCGCACTCGGCGTCGCACGCACGAAGAACTGGAACGTGTTCACGTTGCGCAGCAGGCTGTCGGACATCTTCTGGATCTGCAGCGGGTCCCGCGTGGTCATGTCTACTGTCTTCACGACTTCCAGCGTTTCGACGTTGACGACTTCCAGGCGCGTCATATTGGTCGTTTGGTTCATGGTTGGCTCCGGGTGGGGTTAAGCAGCGATCAGTTCAGCAACCAGCGCAGCGTGGCGGGCCGAAGCGCCAGCCTTGGCCAGCGCAGCAGCAGCGGCGCGGTGGGCGTGCACGCTGGCAGCAGCAACCAGGCCGCGCGCTTCGTCGGCGGTGATCTTGGCCAGGCCCTTGTGCGGCACGAACGAGTAGAACTGCTCGTTGCGGCTCAGGACGTAGGCGTCTGGCTTGCTGTCGCCTGGGGTCGGCACGGAGGCAACCACGGTCAGGCCAGCGATGAAGCCAACCTTGACGGTTTGGCCGATGGTCCAGTTTTGTTTGCTGTTGCTGATCATGGTGTTCTCCGGTTGCGTGTTGTGTTTCGATGGAGTCCATTATCACGTACGTGTTTGAGCTTGTCAAACACAATCGTGATTTTTCAGCAGATTTTTTAGTTGCCTTGTGATCGGCCTGGGGTACAGGCGAAAAAAAGCCCGCGAGTGCGGGCGGGGGGGGGGCTTGGGGTTACTTCAATATATCTTGCGAGGCTTCACGTTCAGGGTGTAGATGTCATCTGACACTTCCCTGATTCGCACTACATCCTGGTGGAGGCGATCAATCGAGGTATCAAGCCTTTCGACATGCTCCGTCATCAGCTTCAATTGATCCTCCAAGCGGTAATTGCTAGTCAGGATCTTTTTTAGTGTTGCAGAGCACTCTTTTATCGCAGTATGGATAACCCATAGCAGCCCAGCCATTACAACAATAAGCCATTCCAAGATAGTTTCCTTTTAAAGCCTGCCGGTTAAAACGCGTGTCGGCTGGATAACCACACGCCCCACAATGCTCACTTGTGCGCTTCTCACATTCACAGGCCCATGGTCCGAATGCAACGAATGCAGATACCACTGGCCGCCGCGATGAATTAGCTGCTTCACGCACGCCTCACCATCAATATTCACCGCATAGACTTCCCGGCTGATCGGGCGAATATCCGATTTGTCGATAATCACGACGTCATCTTCAAAAAGCATCGGCTCCATACTTTCGCCGCGCACGCGCACCGCCAGCAGGTTGACCGGCTTGAGTTGCAGCTCGTTGATCAGGGCCGCCGGGATCAGCTCATGGCCGTCATCGCCCATATCCGGCTCTGTCTCGTAGTTCGACACGCCGGCGCGCAGGCGCAGCTTGACGCGCGGGATGGCCACACTGTCAGGCCCCTCGCCGCCGCGCACTGGGCGCCCCTCTACGCCCGCCCCGTCTTCAATGAACGGAGAGCTTGGGGCCGCTGGATCGGCTGAGCCACCCATCTCGCCCTTCCCTGTCGACAGCCAGGTTGCATCCACCCCGAGCGCTGCTGCGATCTCCAAAATTGATCGGGTCGAGTTGCGCAATCCAGCCTCCAGATTGCCAATCGTCCCCTGCGAAACACCGGCCATTTTGGCCAGCACTCCCTGAGTTAAGCCCATCCGCTCGCGCGCGAAGGCCAATCGTTCTGCCAAGTTTTTCATATCACGAATGTAATACATAATTTAATCACGTTGGTGTTTGACACCCCAAACACGTATGTGATAATCTTCGTGTATGGACTTCCAAAAAATCACATCCGACCTCTTGGGGACTGGCTTGACCGAGCAGCAGCTTGCTGACTTGGTCCCATGCAGCCAGCCGACGATCAACGCATTCCGTCACGGCAAACGCGGCGCTCGTCCGTCGATGCAGATTGGAACCCGCCTTGTTGAGCTGCACAAGCAGCGATGCAAAGCACGCCGCATCAGGGCGGCAGCCGTACCGCAGTAATCCGAACGACCGAAACACCACCCCATCGAATCACCCCCGCATTGGAGCAAAAATGAAGCAAGCCCGAAACATCATCGTCAAGACCTGCCTTACCGCCGACGAGTTCGTCGACTTCACCGGCGACTGCCGGGACACCGGGAAGACCCAAAGCGCTCTGCTGCGGGACCTGTGGCGCAACGCACGCAATGGTACGCCCCGCCTGGCCCCTCCCGGTAGACCAACGATTGGCCAACGCCCGGCCATCTTCCCATCCCGCAGCGCACGCCGTCCTGAGCTGCGTCTGCGTAACTGAACTTTCCCGAGGACCCAATGAGCCAAAACCCAACACCAAAATTCTCGCCCGAGTACAAGGTCGTGCTGCACGCAACGATCCTTCGCTGCGTCGAGAAGGATGCCCAGGGCCAGTCGGACCAACGCATTCGTGACGCGCTGTTCCTGGCACGCCAGCAGGTGCGCAAGGCCACCGACGAGCTGTCGAAGGTGCACTCATGACCACCAACATCCTTTCCCCCAACTGGGCCGGCTTCACCGCCGCGCCCATCGAACCAGAAACCCTCCACATCAAGGCCGTCCAGGCGCCAGTGTTCGGCGAATGCGACGGCTGCCTGTTCATCGACCAGCGTTCCTCGGTCTGCACTCGCGCCAACGCCATTGCCATCGCTGCCGGCCAGCCTGACTGCGACCAGGTACTGACCGCGCCGAAGCGCACCGTCATCTACGTGCTCGACAAGACCGACCCGCGCCAGTTGCCGCTGCTCGAGAAGGGGCACTGACATGCGCGATTACTCGAAAGTCGGCCCGCAATTCTGGATCGGCAAGACCGGCAAAGCCCTTCGCAAACAAGGGCTAGAAGCCCAGATGGTCGCTCTCTACCTTCTCACCAGCCCACACGCAAACATGCTGGGCCTGTATTACGTGCCGCAAACCTTCATCGCTCACGAGACTGGCATGGGCATGGAAGGGGCTATGAAGGGGCTTCAAGGCTGCATCGAAGCCGGTTTCTGCCAATACGACGAGGAAAGCGAGATGGTTTGGGTCATCGAGATGGCCCGTTTCCAGATCGCTGACCAGTTGAAGGACAAGGACCTGCGCAGCAAGGGCGTGCAATCCGAGTACGACTCTCTCCCTGACAACCCATACCTGGCTGCCTTCTTCGACATGTATTCGTCGGCATTCTGCATGTCGTCAAAGCGTGGAATTGATAGCCCCTTGCAAGCCCCTTCGAAGCCCCTTGCAAGCCAAGAGCAGGAACAGGAACAAGAACAGAAGCAGGAACAAGCTCAGGAACAGAACATTGTCGAGCGCCGCTCCGCGTCGACCGACCGCGATGTCGTGAACGAGGTGTTCGCCTACTGGCAGAAGGTGATGGACTCGCCACGGTCCCAGCTGGATGACAAACGCCGTAAAGCGATCAAGGGTGCGCTCAAGCTGTACGAGCCGCGCCAGGTCTGCGAAGCGATCTTGGGTTGCTCGCGCAGTGCCTGGCACATGGGCGAGAACGATCGGCGCCAGAAGTTCAACGGGCTCGACCTGATCCTGCGCGACGCCGAGCACATCGACAAGTTCCTCGAAATGGCCAGCAAGCGCACCACCGGCCCCGAGAACATCGAGCAGCGCAACGCCCGGATCATGGCCGAGCTGATGGCCCAGGACGGCGGATCGGACCTGAACGTGATCGACATCGACGCGACGGAGGTTGCCGATGCGTGCTGACGACCTCCCAAAATTCGCCGCCCTGCTCGCCGATGTGCTGAATGGCTACGGCAAGCAAATGCCCGAGGCATCCGAGATCGGCATCTGGTTCAAGCAGCTCTCGCCCTTCCCTGCCGCTACCGTCAAGCGCGCCTTTGAAGCGTACCGCATGGAGCGCCCCGACTTCGCCCCGGCGCCGAACGGCATTGTGGCCCGCGCCCGGCTGATGGACGGCCGCCCGGACGAGAACGAAGCCTGGGCCGTGGCCATCACGAGCCAGGACGAATCGGAAACGATCATCTGGACCGACGAGATGGCCGGCGCCTTCAACCTGGCACGCCCGCTGCTCGAAACCGGCGACGAGATCGGCGCCCGGATGGCCTTCAAGGATGCGTACAAGCGCCTGGTCGGCGAAGCGCGCGCGGCGAACAGCCCGGCCAACTGGTCAGTGTCTGCCGGCTGGGATGCGAACCGCCGCCAGGTCGCCGTCGAGAAAGCGATTGTCGCTGGCCTGCTCGCCGGCCCGCAGCCGCACCTGGCCCTGCCGAACGAGTCCGGACTGCCGCCGGCAAAGCCCGAGGGCCTGGAAAAGCTCAAGGAAGCGCTTGCCCAGCTCATGTGCACGAACGACCAGGCCGCAGTGCAGTACCAGGCTGAGCTGGCCGCCGAGCGCGACGCCGAACAGGCCCGCCGCGACGAGATCGACCGCCAGGTGCGCGAGTACCTCATCAAAAACCCTGCCGCCCGCTACGGGCAACTGCCGATCAAAAAGGATGCGCCATGAACGACGAAACCCTGGGCGCTCGCTTCGCCCGTATCCGCAAGCATTACGAAATCGAACTGCCACTGATGCAGGCCGAGTATGAGCGCACCGGCCGCGCGCACTTCGATCCGTACCGGCTGGACTTCACCAGCGACATGACCCCGATCGAGGCAAACACCTGGTCGGATATCCGTTGCGCGGGCCTGCCATTCTTTCCACAGCTGCCGGTGCTGGGTTACTTCCTGGACTTCGCCGATCCGTTCAAGAAGATCGCCATCGAGTGCGATGGCAAGCAGTGGCACAACGCCGAGAAAGATGCGAAACGCGACGCGCGCCTGGCCGAGATCGGCTGGACCGTCTACCGCATTCCTGGATCGATGTGCAAACGCACGATGCGCAGGCCCGTCGACCTGCTGCTGGAAAAGCGCGAAGCCGGTTTCACGAAAGAGGAAGCCCTGCGCATGGTGCGCGCTCACGCTGCCGACTGGTTCACCCGGACATCGGAAGGAATCATCGAGGCGATCGGCATCACGCATTACGGTTTCGACGATCCTTTTGCTGCCGCCGGCCTGTACGTGAGGCCAGCCCAATGAGTTCCCACGACCCCTGCGCCATGTGTGAGCGCTACACCGTGGCCGGCCGCCCCCACCTTCCCGCCGGCCACGGCTGGTGCACCGCCTGGGAGCGCGTAACCCCCTGGCACGGCCAGATCGGCGTGCTGTTCAAGGAAGCGCGCGACCGGGCGCCGCGTGCGCGGTATGTGGCGCAGCAGCAGGACAAGACAGAAACCGAACAGCGCGCGAGCGCATAACCGAAGCGAGGCAACCATGTCCACCAATGAAATCCTGTTCAGCTCTATCAAGGGTCTTACCTTCTCCAGCATTGAAAACATCAGCAATCAGCGCATCGTGTTCACTGCTGAGGATGGAACTGTTTTCACGATGTACCACGAGCAAGACTGTTGCGAGGGCGTGGATGTCGAGTCGATCACGGGCGACCTAGCGGACCTGATCGGCACCCCCATTCTGCTGGCCGAGGAAGCTACCAGCGGCCAACGCCCGTCCGATCTCCCGCCCCCTGAATGGGAGGACGAAAGCCAGACCTGGACGTTTTACAAACTGGCGACCATCAAGGGCTATGTCGACATCCGTTGGTACGGATCCAGTAACGGGTACTACAGCGAGAGCGTGACATTCGTTCGTGGCAGCAAGTTGACTTGGGGCGACTGACCATGACCGCGCCAACCTTCAAATCCGGCCAGATCGTCTACGACAAGCAGGGCAACTCAGCAGTGTACGAGCGCGAGGTGCACGGCGGCCACATGGTATTTCCGCAGTCATCGCTCGGCTGGGGTGACGACGACTTCCTGCTCGACCGCACGAAGTGGCCGGAAGTGTTCGACAGCCCGCCGGCAGAGAGCCTGTGGCCGTCCGCCATCCTGCTCCTGCTGATCCTGGCGCTGCTGACGATGTGGGCGCTGTCATGATCAGGACAGCATTCGCCCGCAAGGCGCCGCTCCCGCGCCAGGCCGCGCCGGCAGTCGGCAAGCCACGCATGAAGTCGTGCAAGGTGTGCCGCGCCCGGTTCGAGCCGCGCATGCCGCTGCAGGTCGCGTGCGGCCTGGCCTGCGCTGCCGAGCACGGCAAGAAGGTCACGGCGCAGCAGAAGGCGAAGAAGCAGCGGACCGAGCGCCAGGAGACGAAAAGCAAGCTCATCGCACTCGAGCCGCTCGAATACTTCCTCAAAAAAGCCGAGCGCGCCTGCAACGCCTACATCCGGGCGCGTGACGCTGGACAGGGCTGCATCAGCTGCGGGCGCCACGACGCGGACGTATGGAACGCCGGCCACTTCATCAGCGTGGGCGCCAACCGCACCCTGCGCTTCGATGAAGACAACATCCACCTGCAATGCGCCCGGCCCTGCAACAAGGACAAGGGCGGGAACATCCACGAGTACCGCAAGGGCCTGCTCAAGAAGATCGGCCCCGAGCGCCTCGCACGCCTGGATGGCTGGCACGAGCCGGTGAAGATGACCCGCGAGAAGGCGGAAGGCATCGAGCGTTACTACAAAGACAAGATCAAACAATTGAAGGAGGCATCGTGAAAAAGCCACGCACCAAGAAATACGTCCCGAAGTACGTCGCCCGCAACGTGATGGCTACCTTCTTCGGCGGCATGGGAGACACCCACATCGAGCATCTGCGCACGCTGCAGGTCAAGAACCACCTGGCCCTGGCTGAAATGGCGCAGGGCCGCGGCAACCGCGCTCAGTGGGATCTGCTCATCGGCGCGATCAACATCGGCAACGTGATGTGCGAGCAAGGCATCGGTGACGAGTTCCGCCAGGTCATGATCGGCGCCCGCGACGCGATGCTGGCCGTGGCCAAGCGCGCGCTCAAGAGCGACGACCGCTTCGTGTTCACCGGCCCCGAATTGTGCGCCATCCGCGAGGCGATCGAATGCCACGACGCCCAGCTCGAGAACATTCGGGCAATCGATGTCGATCGAGCCGCAGCCGAAGTCGAGCGCCGCGTGCGCCACAACATCAACAGCACCTCCGTTCAACGCGAAATGGAAAAGGAAGCAGCATGAAGCCGACCGACTCCCGTAGTGTGCACCGCCTGCAGCTCATTCTCGACGCTCTGCTCGAACGCGACCTGGACCAGAAACAGCTGCAGAAGCGCATATTCCTCGCCGACGTGCGCGCGCTCCCGCCTTACCTGAACTATCTGCGCGGCCGCAACCAGGCCCACGTGTGCGGCTGGCGCGAACCAATCGCGAACGGCCACCGCTGGCCAATCTGGCGCTTCGGCAAGGGCGTGAGCGTGCCAAAGCCAGCGCCGAAGACCAACGCCGAGATCATGCGCGTGTACTGGCGCAAGAAGGGACGCGGCACCCAGCCGGCTCCGTTGCCAGTGGCCAGCCCGTTCGGCGCCCTGTTCGCCATGCAGGAGCAGCGCGCATGAGCTACGGATGCCACAACCAGCCGCGCCCGACAGCGGCGACCAGCTACCCCGCGCAGTTCGGGTACGAAATGTCCTACGGCCGGCGTGTTCCGCGGTATCGCCTTGTGCCGCATGTCATGACGACCGCCTGCCAGTACACGAACCAGCACGCAACAGACCCCGGATGCGCCGGGTGCAAACACAAATCGAACAAGGAGCCATCATGAAACCACCGAAATTTAACCGTGCCGAGGTCATGCTGCGTAGTCAACAGCTGCAACTGGCTCTGCTGGCTGAGTTGAACGAAAGTCCGCGCACCAGCCGCCAGCTTGTAGTGAAGTTCGGGCTATCCCTCGTAAGCATCCGAGCCGCGCTCAATAAGCTCTATGAGGCAAGCATGGTCGACAGCGAGACTGATCGCCGCAAGGATGAAGACGGCAACGTGATCGGCGCAACGTGGATGATCTCAGGGCGGCCATTGCCTGCGCGCGCTGCTGTTGTTAAAGCGCGGCCAGTGGAAATCCCGGAGCCGTTCACCATCCCCCGCGATCCCTGGATCTGGGCGCTGCATGGAGCGCAGCCATGAGCAATAGCCTAATCCTCACCGCTGCCACTGGGTCAGTCTTCATCGGGCTTGTCTTTGCCGCCATTCTGCAAAGCTTCATGGGCTATTGCGGCCGCCGGGCTGCTCAATCCGAGCGCCCCGACGAATTCCTGACGGCTCCTGCGCTCTGGTGGCTGTTCGTGGCTGCTGTTTCCGCTGGCGTCATGATCACCGCTGCAATAGGCCTCGCATACACGCTGCTGAGCGCGCTGATCGGAGGCCAGCCATGACGGAGCGCCGCCAGATCGCAGCACGCACCTGGCGCCGGTCGGACGACCCCGCGCGCCGGGTCAGCGACTTGCCGGTCCCGCACCTGGCGATCGTCGGCACGCAGCCGGCAGCCAACCAGCCGGACCGCCGGGAGATCGGCGCTCGGCTTGAGAACTGGAGTCGATGGGCCACCGAGCGTGAGCGCGACATCGAGAGCAGCCCGACCGCGCGCATGATAGACCGCGCCAAGCGTGAGGCCGGCATCATCGAAGAACGCACCGGCGAGCGCCGCGACATCGACGAGCACGATGCTCTGCGGCTCGAGCAGGCAATGCGCCACCTGACCACCCAGCACCGCATGCTGCTGTGGTGGTGCTACATCCGCCAGGCCCAGCCCGAAGTCGTCTGCCGCAAGATGAGCATCGCGCACCGCCCGGCCACGCTGTTCGTCGATATGTTCCGGCAGGCTCAGGGAGCGGTAGAATCGTTCGTGGACAAAAATAAGGGGAAGCCGGCATGAGCGAGAACGACAAGCAGTTCCAGAAGGTCGAATGGTCGGGCGACCAGTACAACCCGGCCGATGACGATGCCGACGAACCTCCGGCGCCGCCGCGCAAGGAGATATCAGCCGACGACCACGAGCTACTGGTATTAGCCGCACGCGCGATGAATGCTGACTTCGTAGAAACCGAAGGCGAGGAATATGGCGACCTCAACTTCCCTGACCGATCGGTGGTGCATGCATGGAACCCGTTACTGTTCAGCGGGGATGCCTTCGAACTCGGCTTGAAGCTTGGCCTGTTCCATGACAATCGGGACTTCGCGCGCATGCTTGCCGAGGAGATAGGGCCGGAGGAGGAGAAGCGGGACCCAGTTGCTGCTGGGCGACGAGCTGCCGTGCGAGCTGCTGCCGAAATCATACGTTTCCGGAAGTTCCTCAACGAAAGTTCTTGACTGTTGGAAATCTCAACAGTAGCATTCTAGACTACAACTTAATTCCGTCTAGAAATTTGACGAGCGATTCCACCAGGGAGTTCGCACGTCAGTACGAAGCCACGATTGCCCCGCCACTGTGCGGGGTTTTTCGCTTTCTGGTGGGCGCTTTCGACGGCAACTCTCTGGAGAGCGTATGTATAAAACCGAAGGCTGGGACGGCTGATGAACACATTCATCCGAGTCAACGGCAAGTTGCGCCGGTACGACGTCAACGTCGCGTCCCACGAGAAGGCCATCGCGATCGTCACCGCATCCATCGCGGCAGAGCGATTCGCTAACCCCAAGACCGAGCACAGCATCGCGCTGGTGCTGATCGAGGGCATTGGCGGCGCGTAAAGAACGCAGCCCCGGTGAAAGCCGGTCGATCCCAGGTGGCCAGGTACAGGTGACGACCCGTTAATGGCCCGAATGATTCACGAAACGAATCACCACAATTCACAGCTAAACTGCGCCTCGCTTCGGCCAATCGCAGCACTAGGAGATGGCTGGTTCGAATCCAGCGCTGTGAATTGTGGTGGAAGCCCTCTCACCCCTTCGCCCGCCATGTGCGGCACACCGAGGCGCTTTCCACCCTCCCAATCTCCCTGCTTCGCACCCGCGAAGTTTCGCCCGGCCAAGTGTCGGGCTTTTTTCTACCTGAGCATCATGCCAACCACCTCCGATCGCTGGTCCATCGCCGACGAGCGACGGTGGCTCATGCTGCTCATCCAAATTGAAGTGAACCGCAACCATGAGCGACAAGAAGCCAGCCAAGTCCCGCAAGGTGCCGGCTGAGGCCGTGTCGCCTGCCCCGCCCCTACGGGTGAGCACGTTCACGCAAGAGGCAGCCGATCGCATCTGTGACCTGATCGCAGAGGGGGCAAGCCTTCGTGCAGTCTGCCGCATGCCTGACCAGCCAGCCGCCTCGACAGTGTTCAAGTGGCTCAGTGAGCAGCCAGCCTTCTCGGAGCAATACGCACGTGCGTGCGAGACCCGGGCCGAGGCCATGTTCGAAGACATGCTCGACATCGCTGATGAGAGCGCGTTCGACACGGTCCACGCCGAGAGCGGCGATCGCGCCAACTCCGAATGGATCAGCCGCTCGAAGCTGCGCGTCGACACCCGCAAGTGGATGCTGTCGAAGATGCAGCCGAAGAAGTACGGCGACAAGATCACCAACGAACTGACCGGCGCCGGTGGCGCGCCGCTGACGATCAATGTCTGCTTCGACTGACATGACCGCGCGATTCCCGCGCAAGCTGGCGTTCCTGTTCAAGCCGGCTCGATACAAGGTGGCGCGCGGTGGGCGTGGCTCTGGCAAGTCCTGGAGTTTCGCCCGGGCGATCCTGTTGCGCTGTGTGCAGCAAGAGACGCGCGTGCTGTGTACCCGTGAGGTGCAGAAGTCGATTCAGCAATCGGTTCACCAGCTGCTGTCCGACCAGATCGCATCGATGGGCCTGTCGCACCTGTTTCGCATCCTGCAGACGGAGATTCAAGGCCCGCACGGGTCAGCCATCCACTTCTCTGGCCTGTCCGACGTCACCGCAACCACGCTCAAGTCGTTCGAGGGCGTGGACATCTGCTGGTGCGAGGAAGCGCAGACGATCTCCGAGAAGAGCTGGAAGACGCTGACGCCGACGATCCGCAAGGCTGGGTCCGAGATATGGGTGACGTACAACCCGGAGCTGGAGAGCGATTCGACGCACGAGCGCTTCGTGCTCAACCCGCCGCCCGACTGCGTGTCGGTGCTCATGAACTACAGCGACAACCCCTGGTTCCCCGCTGTGCTGGAGCAGGAACGACTGCACGCGGAGGCGACTATGCGACCCGAAGACTACAAGCACGTGTGGGAAGGCCAGTGCAAGCCGGCCATCGAGGGCGCGATCTACTTCGAGGCGATGTCGGCCACGGTCAATGCCGGCCGCATCCGCGAGGTGCCGCACGATGGTTCGCTCAAGACGCACGTGGTGTTCGACCTGGGCATGGCCGACAGCATGACGCTGATCCTGGTGCAGAAGGTTGCATCCGAGATTCGGGTGATCCACTACATCGAGGGCACGCAGCGCATCCTGGCCGACTACAGCGCCGAGCTGCGCGCTCTCCGGCTGGACGATCAGCCGATGAACTGGGGCAGCATCTACCTGCCGCACGACGGCTTCCACAAGCGTCACCAGACCGGCAAGGACGATGCTGCGGTGCTGTCCGGCCTGGGCTGGAGCGTAACCGCTGTGCCGAACGTCGCAGTCAACAGCGGCATCGATCGGGCACGCGAGGTATTCCCGCGCATCTACTTCCACAAGGAACGCGCTGCACGTCTGGTCGAGTGCTTGAAGCGCTACCGCTGGAACATCAACAGCAAGACCGGCCAGGGCGTGACGCCGCTGCACGACGAGTTCTCGCACGGAGCAGACGCATTCCGCTACCTGGCACTGGTCGCTGACAACCTGAGCAACGAAGACTGGGGCGCGCCCCTGAACTACAAATCGATGGGAATTGTGTAATGCCGAAAATCAACGCTGGTGCGAACGTCACCCTCACCCTGACCGACTGGGATAGCGTCACTGTCGCAACTGCTGGCGTTGTTGTGCTCACGGCCGTGTCTGGCCTCGATGTACCTGCCGGCAAGCTGGCCGAGCTGACCGGCTCGCGCACGTTCGGGCCGTTTGCGCCTGGATCCCTGCGCATTGACGCTTCCGTGGTCGAATGCTCGTATGAAATCGCTGACGGCGTTCGCCCTGTCGCTGCATCAGGCGGTGGCGTCGCAGCCATCACGGGCAGCTATGTGGTCGGCCAGACGCTGACCGCAACATTCCCGGCTGGCATCACTGGCACGATCCAGTTCACGCGCACGCTGACGACGACGCCGTTTACCAAGACCTCCATCAGCGGCGCGGTGGCCAGCGCTGTCAATAGCCTCGCGTACCAGGTGCAGCAGGCTGACGTGGGCTACAGCCTGGGCGTTGATTGCACGACCGTTCAGACAGCCGGCGGCGCTCCTGTGACCGTTCCTGGGCCGTCGGTGCCTGTTCGTGCTGCCGCGCTGCGGAACACTTCGACGGGCTTCAAGATCGCCGATATGGTGTCCGGCAGCAATAACGTCATGGGTGCCCGTTCGGAGCACACAGCACGAGAGCGCTTGACCGCACCGCAGCTGCTGTATTGCAACTGGTATGCAACTACCAACAATGAGATCAGCGGGACAGGGGTGATGCAATTCCTGGGCGTGTCGATCGAGTACCCGGAAGGCGTCTTCACTCCAGTCAAGTTCGGTGGCGCAACCACATACGATCTCGCGGCTGGCCTGGAGATCGTCAGCGACCCGGTAACGACGGTCGACATTCCAGAGGGCGCGATGTACTGGATTCGTCAGCGCGTCACCTGGCCTACCGGCAAAAATCTGTACATCGGCGCTGGGATCACGACGGGGCGCACGCAATTCCAAGCGGGCACCTCAACTGCCGCAATTCCTGACTATGTCATGGGTGGTGGCAACTGGTCTGTTGTGGCGGTAGGCAACAACAACTCGTTCTCCCCTGTCGCGGTTCTCCAAGAGTCCACTCGCGTTTCAATCGGTATCTATGGCAGTTCGACCCCTACGGGAACGGGTGATACCGGCGCAGTTGCGGGTGCGCTTGCCAATGCCGGCGGCTACATCAGCCGTGCGTTTGCTCCCAAGTTCGCAATCTCGAACATCGCGCTTGCTGGTGACCATATCGAAGGGTTCCTGTCTCACTGTGCGAAGCGTGTGGCGCTGTCCAAGTACTTCACGGACATCATCATCAGCAACGGCATGAACGACATCTACGTTACTGCCCGCACTGCTGCTGCGACGATCACGCGCTATAACGCCCTGATCAAGCTATTCACTGACCTGGGCAAGTTGGTCTACACCTGTTTGCACCAGCCGCGCAATGGCGGGACTTGGACCGGCGATGCAACGCAGGTCATCGACGCGACCAAGGAAGGTTACCGCCTGGAGCTTCAAGCAGCGCTCAAGGCTGGCCTGACAGGGGCGTCTGGCTACATTGACGCCCTCGCCGCGTCAGAGACTGTCACCAATCCCGAGTCCGGCCTGTGGATTTCGTCGCCAGTGTCGACGACTGACGGCATCCACATGAACGGTCCGACGCACGCGCTGGCGGCCACGCTGGTTGACGTGGGCATCATCAAGTAACGCTGACGACATTCACGCCCGGCTTCGGCCAAACATCAGGAATCACGCAATGGCAAAACCCTCCGCTGAAACGTTCGACAAGCTGCTTGATCACGAGATCGAGCAGGCCACTACCTGGCAGAATCACGCCATCAATCCGGAGCGCGAGCGCAACTATGCCCACTACCTGGGCCTGCCGGACGGGAAGGAAGTCGAGGGCCGCTCGCAGATCGTGAGCTGGGACGTGTTCGAGGTGGTCGAGTCGGCCCTGCCCTCGCTGCTCGATGTGTTCCTGTCCGGCGACAACATCGGCGAGTACGAGCCGGTCGGCCAGGAGGATGAGCAGTTCGCATCGCAGGCCACCGACTACATCAACCACATCGTCAAGAAGCAGAACCCCGGCTTCCTGATCTTCAACACGTGGTTCAAGGATGCGCTGCTGGCCAAGGTTGGCGTGGTGCGTGCGTTCTGGAACGACGCCGACAAGGTGACGACCGAGGAATACACCGGCCTGGACGAGATGCAGCTGACGCAGATGCTGCAGCAGGAAAACGTCGAGGTGCTCGAGCATCAGGTCTACCCGGACGAGCAGGATGCAATGCAGCGCGAGCAGCTGGCCGGCGGCCTCATGGCCATGGCGCCAGAAGCCGCAGCACAGGTACAGCAGCAGCTGGCCCAGCCGCCGCGCATGCTGTACGACGTCAAGCTCAAGATCACGCGCAAGAAGGGGCAGGTCCAGATTCGCAACGTGCGGCCTGAGACGTTCCTCGTGTCGCGCCGGGCCTGCTCGATCTACGATTCGGCGCTGGTCGGCCAGTATTCAACGCTACGCCGCTCTGACCTGGTCGAGATGGGCATCTCGAAGGAGGAGGCTTTCGCGGTCCAGAGCTACGACATGAACGCGCACATCGACGGCGCCGAGTCGCTCAAGTCGCTGGCCGACGATGAAACCGAGTCGCTGACCGACGACCAGACCTTCGACAAGGCGATGGAAGAAGTCACGCTGTTCGAGGGCTTCATCCAGTGCGACGGCGGCGACGGCATCGCGGAATGGCGCTACGTCCTGCGCGGCGCCAACATGACGCTCAAGAACGAGGAATCGGACGGGCACGATTATTGCGTTATCACGCCGATCCCGATCCCGCACCGCGTGCACGGGCTGGCCCTGGCCGACGTGACATCGTCGATCCAGGACACGAACACCGCGCTGACGCGCCAGTATCTCGATTCGCTGTACCTGGCGAACAACCCGCGAACGTACGTGAACATGCTGGCCAAGGTGAACCTGGGCGACTTGCTGGACAACCGTATCGGTGGCCTGGTGCGTGGCAATGGCCCGATGATGGACGCGGTGTCGCCGCTGATGACCAACATGGTTGCCGCGCCGGCGCTGCAGGGCATCGAGTTCATGGACACACGCCGGGAAATCCGGACGGGCATCACGCGGTACAACCAGGGCCTCGAAGCTGACACGCTGAACAAGACGGCCACGGGCGTGACCAAGATCATGACCGCCAGCCAGCAGCGCATGCAGATGATGGCGCGCATCATGGCTGAAACCGGCGTCAAGGACCTGTTCAAGCTGCTGCTGAAACTGGTGTGCAAGCACCAAGACCGCGAGACCACGATTCGCCTGCGCAACGAGTGGGTGCCGATCGACCCGCGCGCCTGGTCGGACGAGATGGACGCGACGGTCAACGTGGGCCTGGGCACGGGCGACAAGTCGGAAACGATCATGAACCTGCAGATGATCATCAACGAGCAGAAGCTGATGATGCAGGCTGGATCGACCATGCTGGACCCGAGCAAGATGTACAACGCCTACAGCGCGCTGCTCAAGGCGATGAACATCAAGGGCCTGGACAAGTTCTTCAACGATCCG